CCCACGTCGACATAAAATAAAACGATATTTAGAACATTTCCCCATTCAGTTTGCGGGGTGAACTAAAAATAGTGAACGCGGATAAAATATTTTAGAAAATACTCTTGACATTTCTATAGCCGTGTGCTATTATATAATTACAGAAAGGAAAAGGAGGATAGCAAGATGATTAAGAACTGGTTAGCAATCGTAAACTTAATGGATGATGACATCCGTGAGCGCGTAGCGTTCGAACTTGCGCCGTGTACAGAGGAAGCATTTCTGAAAAGGTATCTGGAATTAGACCCGGATTTCCAGAACGTTCTGGATACGGAATTTTAAGGAGGTAGCATATGAAAATCGAAGAATACGATCGTCTTGTAAACCGTCTAGCACAGTTTAAAGCGGCACAAGCAAAATATGATACAGTGCTGGCATGGCATCCCAGTTATATAAATGATGTTCGTGAGCGCAAGTGTGAACAAGCATTAGGCCGCATAAACTCTGAAATATGTAAAGTCATGAACGAGCTGGACAACTGTATCAACAGTGATGACGTTGACAGCTTTATACCACATTTTGAATAAGGAGGAAAAAATGAATACATTGAGTTATTACAGGAGGAAGCAGCGTGAAATAGTAAAAGGGGAGGACTATTACCTCGGGGAATTGTGGGACGGAAACGGGGACGTTGATAGCATCCTCTGTGAAGATGGAAAAGGTGCTGCATGGGTTTTAAATACTGTGGATGACATACCGTTATTTGTGAGCTTTGTATATAACGCATTGAATCCGGTCGAACTGCTAAGCACAATAGTGACAGTAACTGATATGTTTTAAAGGAGGAAAAATGGAAGAAATATTGGCAGTAGTTATAATAGCAATTAGCTTATTCGCAGGGTATCTAACATGGGAGGACAAGAAGAAATGACAATACAAAACATAATAAAGAAGCTACACAAAAAAGGTATAACAAACTATGAAATAATACCGATGCAAGTGGGCTGCGACACAGTTCGCGTTCCTTACAGAACTGCCTATGAACTTATGAACATAGCCGAATTATTCAGACGAGGGGTAAAGATTGAGATAGATACCTATACAAAAACCGTAACCTTATGTGATGTTAAGGAATGGGAACGGTCGAAAAAATTGTATGACAGTTTGACGGTGTTAGTGGAATTGTTTTACGCAGCACTGCGAACCGGAAAAACACCGGGGGAAGCAAAACAAATACAACACGAATATGCGAAAGCAAACAATATGATGGACGCGTTTTATATGATCTATAATTAAATGAAAAGCCGTGCAAACGGCTTTTCTTATTGTATTTTTTATAAAAATATGTTATAATAGAACTACATTATAAAAGGAGGTTTTTTTTCATATGGAGAGAAAAAATAGGTACGCGAAAGTATACGCGCAAGAACTAAAACGAATAGAAAAGCAAGTGAATAAATTGCTTGCACGAGGTTATGCAATATCCATTGATATTCCAAAAGCAAAACAGCAGCCTACAAAAGCAGATGTTCAGCGGCTGAAAAAAATAACACCGGATACCATACAAAAAACAGCTGAATCTTTAATAACTGATAGCGGTTATAAGTCAAAAAGGCGAAAAGCAAAAAAGAAAATAGGGAGGGGATCATATAAGCCAAAAAAACGAAAAGCAAAAAAGAAAAGAGAAATCATAGCAGATTATCCCTCTAGTGCAGATATTATTATAGAGAATTTTATAAATACAACCTACACATACTTTCCGGTAGCTGAGCGCATGTGTAGACAATGGTTAGACAATAGCCTAAAGAAAAACGGAAAAGAAGCAACAGCAGAAGCATTAGCGTCTGTTCCGTGGCTGACTATTCACGAAAGTTATGACGCAGAAAAAAATGGAGGGCAGGCAATCGTACCCGAGTTTTTATCCGAACTGTCTGATAATATAGGACTTTCCCGCGCGCAGCAGAAAGAATTTTTAGATTCATTTGACTATGAAAACGGCTGGGGAGAATATTAAATGTTTCACGTGAAACATTCTGAGAGGTTTCACAATGTCAAAAAAATCAGCGAAAAAACCCGTTATAATAGCGGCAGATTTTGAAACAACTGTATATGCCGGGCAGACATCAACCGAAGTTTGGAGCGCTGCATGGATAGAATTATTTACAGAGCAACCACACTTGCGCGGCAACATAGAAGATTTTTTGAACGATATTTTTAATTTGAACAAAAATGTTTTATGCTATTTTCACAATCTGCGTTTTGATGGGGCTTTTATTGTGTATTGGCTGTTAAAGAACGGTTATACATGGAATAATGCACGCAATAAAGACATGAACGCAAAAGAGTTTAAAGCCCTGATTTCCGATACAAATAAATGGTATACCGTCACAGTTAAACCGAAATTTGACACAGTGATTGAGTTTAGGGACAGTGTAAAACTGATGCCTATGACATTAGTTCAAATTGGCTCGGCTTTTAATACGCAGCATAGAAAGTTGGAAATGGAATATGTTGGATTGCGCCATGCAAACTGTGAGATAACATCAGAAGAATATGCTTATATTATCAATGATATCTACGTTTTGAAAGAAGCATTGGAAGTTATGATAAAAAGCGGGCACGACAAATTAACTATAGGCTCGTGCTGCATGGATGAGTTTAAAAACAAATTTGATGCTATGGACTTTAACGCAGCTTTTCCGAATTTAAAAGACATAGCATTGATAAAATATGAGCGCGGCAGTGATAATGTTGATGAATATATTCGAAAAGCTTATAAAGGAGGTTATTGCTATTACAAATACAAAGAAAGAAAGCACATTGCACAGAATGGCATGACGTTTGATGTTAACTCCTTATATCCTAGTGTTATGCACAGTAAAAGCGGGAATTATTATCCAACTGGTAAACCAATATTTTTTGAAAAAGAAATACCCTATAAATGCTTAGAGACAAGTGTTTATCCGTTTTATGTGCGGCTGCGTTGCCGTTTTAAGTTAAAGGAAGGTTACTTGCCAACAGTACAAATAAAAGGAGATTATAGATATAACTCTACTCAATGGCTGGAAACTTCTGATATCTATTACCGCGGGAAATATTATAGATATTTTACAAACAAAGACGGACAAACGGAAGAAGCAAAACCGGAGCTAACTCTTTTTATGACGGACTATATTCTTTTATTGGGGCACTATGAAGTGTATGACTTAGAAATTTTAGACGGTTGTTATTTTCATGGGGCAATCGGTCTGTTTGACACTTATATAAACCACTACATGAAAATTAAAATGACTACAAAAGACAAGGGAGAACGCACGGAAGCAAAATTGTTCCTGAATAATTTATATGGTAGACTTGCTATAAATGATAACAGTTCTTACCGTGTGCCATTCATCGACCCGGAATCCGACTCTATAGGCTTTGAATTGCACCCGGAGCATGAAAAAGACACGCTATACATTGCAGCAGGGGCAGCCGTGACAGCATATGCACGTTATTTTACCATAACACACGCACAGGCGAATTATGACAATTTTGTTTACAGTGACACAGATTCTATTCACATGCTTGATGATGGGAAGCCAGTAAAAATGATAAAAGAACACGCTACAGAGCTATTGCACTGGAAGCGGGAAAGCGATTGGTCTAGTGCTATATTTATAAGGCAAAAGACCTATGCAGAGTTTGTACAAAAAGAGGATGGGAAAAAGGTATCCGGACACTGGGAGATAAAGTGCGCGGGGATGCCGGAAAAATCAAAAAATCTGTTTTTGGCAACGCACCCGATAACGGATTTTAAGATCGGCTTAAAAGTGGGAGGTAAATTAAAACCAAAATATATAAGTGGCGGGATGGTGTTGGTTGAAGATTTTTATACTTTACGTGCAAAAAGGTGTTGACGTTTTTCGTAGTTTGTGATACTATAATAATGTAATAAAAATAAAACACAAAAAGAAAGGAGCAGTAAAAAATGAGAAAAGGAGACGGAGACGCAAGAACGCGCTTTTTCACACGTACTGTGACTACTACAGTTATTAAGGTAGCACAGTTTGTAGATGGACAGGTAACAGCCTTTCCAGACATCGTTGTTCCGGTTAGAGTAAGCTCTAACACGGCAATTACAAGAGAGATCAATAAGGCATACCCGGATGCAAAAGGGTTGTTTTGTGTGAACACTGAATACAGAGAAGAGCTGAGACGTTTAAGCGTTGAAGATTTTTTGAAGTATTCCGAAGTTGTAACAGTTGACGAAGCAGAAAAAGCAGAATAAAAAAGGAGATTCATCATGATTAACACCGTAACAGACAAGAAATTATTATACAGCCTTTCCCAGAACAGCGAGGGTTTAACAGATCACGTTGGAGAAGATATGGTGGTGGTAGGTGTGGCACAGTGGGAAACCACTAGAAAGTCAACCGGCGATGAATGTGTGTGCACTGGTTTTGTACTTGAGGATGGTCGCTGCATCACAACCTTATCCCCTACTGTTGCAGAGTGCATGATGGCACTTTCGCAGTTTGTCGGAGCACCGGCAGCAGATAATCCCCTCACATTGAGGGCGGAATACCGGAAATCAAACAATAAAAATGAGTTTTTAACGGTTGTTCTTGTTTAACAGGGCAGCATAAAAGAGGAACAGCAGTTCCTCTTTTTTATTGGAAAGGGGCAATATGGAAAAGCATTACAGGTTAGACAATATATTAAAAACAAAAGACCTTGACGGAAACACGCCTGACATTTTTATTATAACAGGTTCAAAAGGTGGAGGGAAATCGTTCGCTGTAAAAGAATTTTTAATAAATGAGTTTTTACATAAAAGCAAAAAATTTATATGCCTAGTTCGAAAAAAAGATGAATTGAATAGTTACATTCCAGCGTTTTGGGCTGATGTAAAAAATAAATTTCCCAACACTGATTTATATTCTGTATCCAGTGGTTCGGGCAAGTTTGCAGAGGTTTTCATAAAAACGGAAGATTTTGAAATATCTTGCGGGTATGTGATTGCGCTAAGTATGGTAGATAAAGTAAAGCGAATATCTACGTTTTTCAACGATGCCGACAATATTTTTTTAGACGAGTTCCAAAGTGAAACGGGCGACTATTGCACAGATGAGATCACGAAGTTTTTTGCAATCAATGACGCAGTTGGAAGAGGTTTTGAACAATTAACGCGAAAACTTACTTATTTTTTAGTTAGTAACATGGTATCCCTTTTGAACCCGTATTTTGTCGCATTGGGTATTCATAAACGTTGGCAATCCGGTATTCATTTTATGCGCGGGCATGGCTGGGTGATGGAGGTTTACAGAAATAGATATGTAGCAGAGGAAAAGCAACAAAGTGGATTTTATCGCGCTTTTTCCGATTCTGATTATTTTAATTATAGCATTGACAATATCTTTTTGCTTGATAATGTACAATTTATTGCAAAACAAAATCTTGCGGGTGCAAGGTATTTAATGACAATAAAGCATAACGGTATTTTTTATGGGCTGTGGATGCTACAAAATGGAAGATATTATATATCGTTAAAAGCGGACAGAAATTTTCACAGATTGTTCGCAATATCCACAAAAGACCATGACGAAAACACATGCTTGACAGGTGCGATATCTGCGCAAGTGTCGATGTGCAGAAAGCAATTTAATGCCGGGAATTTTCGTTTTGAATCGCAGGAATGTAAGAATATAGGTATGGATTTTTTAGGAATTAGGGGTTGACATCGGTACAAAAGGAAGCTATAATAAAACCATAGAGGGAGAACTTACAGCATAGACAGGAAATCCCCGTGTAAATTCGGCTTGTCTGTGTGGCGCATCGGATTATGCGCGTGTTTTCCCTTACTTATAAAAACCGCACACGGGAGAAAGGAAAAAATGAAAAGAGAAGATCTGATTTCTAAAGCGCGCATGATTGCCCGCATTGATGCACCGGAAGAGGGTGCGCTGGATGAATCCGCAATTTTAAATTTGATTGCGGAGATTGCAGACGAAAACGACCGTCTAGAAACAGAAGTGGCAGACGTGAAAAAACAGTATGCAGACGCTTTTCTTTCCGGTTCGGAAAAGGAAAAGGACAAAGAAGAAGTGGAGGAAAAAGAGGAAATCAAAACAGAAGATTTTCTTGATCTGTAAAAGGAGGTAAAAATTATGGCAGTAAAAGGAGTTTTAAAAAATGTACCTTTAGCATTACAGAGCTTTAAAGACAGCTTAAAAGGTACAGAATGGGAGGGGCTGCTCCCCGAAGTTACAAATACAAACATTAAAGAGTTTGGGCAGGTCCTGATGCAGTATCAGCCGATCATGAACCGTTTCATGAACCAGCTTGTAAATGTCTGGGCGTTACAGAAGATCGACAAAATGTATTTTACTTCTCCGTTCGCGTTCGCGAAAAGGGGCATGCTTGAGTACGGGGAAACCATTGAAAGCGTGTGGGTAAAGATCGCAGCTGCTCACTCGTTCTGTTCTGACACCGACCCTTGGGCGATGTTGAAACAGGAAAAACCCGATATCGCGGTTGCTTTTATGAGCCGAAACCGGGAAGAGTTTTTCAAAAAGACCGTGAATCGGGAAATGCTGCGGAGTGCATTTTACAGCGCGCAGGGGCTGGGGAATTTCGTTGATCGCGTGATTGATTCCATGTACACCGGAAATGAAGTATCTGAAATGCTGTATGCAATGGGTGCAATCGCATCTGCGCTTGATAATGGTTTTGTCAAGCTTGTGCATGTAACCGACCCGACAGACGAACAGAGCGCAAAAGATTTTCTTACAACGATGCGCATAGTTTCCAATAACTTACTGTTTCCCTCGGAGAACTACAATGCAGCGGGTGTTTTAAATACGACCGCAAGAGAAAGCCAGCGGGTATTTATTACTCCGAAAGCGGATGCCGTGACATCTGTACAAGCGCTTGCATATGCGTTTCATATGGACGAAGCGCAGATTCTGGGTAGAATCACAGTCATTCCGGAAATTCCTAATCATCCGGAAATTGTTGCAATTGTCGCTGATGACGAATGGCTGAACATATATGATCAGCTGTTTGAAACATCCGAATTTTTTAACGGGGAAAAGCTGTACTGGAATTACTGGTTACACGTATGGCAGATCTATTTTACCAGCCCGTTCCATAATGCAGTGGCACTTACTACCGATCAGGTTCAGATCTATACGGCTGTGACGATCACTGGTGCGGAATCAATTGCAAAGGGTGCACAGGGTAAATATACCGCAACAACTACACCAGTAAACGGCGGAGTGATTTTTTCCTTAGAGGGAGCGGAAGCTACCAGCACAAGGATTGTTGCAAGCGATAGCAAGAGTGCAACAATTGAAGTAAGCCCCAACGAAACGGCTAAAACATTAACGCTTAAAGCAGTTGTAGCAGGACAGACAAACGTGCAGGCAACAAAAGCTGTGACAATCACAGGCTAAAGATTTTATAAAAGGGAACGGAAACGTTCCCTTTTTTCAAAAAAGGAGGTTAGAAGTGTGGCTTTAGAAACTGTATACGCGATGCAGGCGAATGAACTGATGATATGCGCAGACGTTCCGCTTGACGCTTCACAGGTGCGGCAGCTGTCTTTTGCAGATAAGAATGAACAGTATAATTATTTCCGTTCAAAAGCAATACGCATTTTTAATGATTTTAAATATATTCGGGAGCATCGCGGTGTAAAAGTCCCGGTAAACGCAGAGGAAATAGGCAACGCGTGTTACTTATGTTTTAAAAATCAGGCAAGCGGAAAATGGTATTATGCTTTTGTAACGCAGGTTATTTATATCAACCCGGAAACGTCCCTCTTGAATTTTGAGATAGACGTTTACCAGACGTTTTTGTTTGACATGGTTATAAGAGACTGTGACATCAGTAGAGAGCATGTTGCGAATGATGATTTTAAAACAAACACGGTACAAGAGCCCGTTGACGTGGGCGATTATGTAATTGCACATGAAGAAACGTTTGACCTTGACAAATTGGACGAGGAAACAGATTATCAGTTCGTTATAATATCCGCAATAGACATTCTAGCAGACCCGGGAACACTGGAAGAGCCTAAAGTCACAGGCGCAAAAGGCGGAATGTATGCTGGTCTGCCGTCCGGTGCTAGAGCGTACTTAGTAAGCCCTAGACGCGGAACTAGCTCTATCGCGGCTGTAATGAATTCGCTATCAGCGTTTCCGTGGGTGTCGCAGAGCATACTGGCAATTTACGCTGTAACATCCTATAACATCGGCGGAGCAATAACCGTGGAGCAGTCGGCAATGGGATTTACGGTTGGTGTAATTGCAGATAGTTCTGCCCCGTCTGTAATTCCCGTAGGTGGTGTGCTTGCAAACTGGTTGTCAAAATTTCCTACCTATAAAAATAAAAAACTGTACACTTCACAATTTTCATTCATCGAAGTTGTGTTGCCAAACGGAGCAAGAACCGTATTAAAACCGGAATTTTTGCCAGACGGCATACCGTCTGTGAAAGTAGTTGGCACGCTTATTCCAGCTCCAAACTTATATCTATACACAGAAAACTATTGCGGTGCGGAATCGGATTTTCTCTTAAATGCAAACAATATAAGCGGTTTTCCGTGCTTTCCGGTACAAAATAATACCTATCCATTACAGACCGCACAGGCAGAAGCTACAAACACTCTCGTGCATTCACAAAACCGATCGAATATTTTCTGGGACACGGTTGGAAATGTGGCGCAAGCTGTATTTACCGGAGACCCGTTGAATGTGCTTTCCACCGGAATAGATGCTTACAAAAATGTAAGGTCTGAATTGCAAAGTTCCGAAAGGGACAGACAACGCATTGGACAGATGCAAACAAACGTTAGCCTTACAGGTGCAAGCGGTGGAGGACTTGCAACGTTTATTGCTTCAAAGAAACTGGAAATTTTGTACAGGTGGTGGACAGTAAAACCGGAGTTTGCAGAAAAGATTGAACAGTTTTTTGATGTTTACGGGTACAAGGTCAGTCGTTTTGGTGTACCGAACTTAAATAGCAGACCGCGGTACAATTATATTAAATGCAACAATGTAAATGTTTATGGAAGCATTCCGAATGAATTTTTGCAGCCATTGCGAAATATGTTTATAAACGGCTTTACATTGTGGCATGATAAAAACAACGTTGGAACATACGGAAACAATACAAAGTAAAAAGGAGGAAGAAACAATGGGAAGAACTGGTTTTTCAACCGACCCGCTGGGGCTGTGCGGAATCGGTTATGATGGAAAGATCGTTCGAAAATTCGATGAGGGTATAACGTTCGACCATTTCGTATGCCAGCTGTATTTATTAGCAATCAATCGTTATACGTGGACAGGACTTCCAGACACGGTCAGCGCCCGCGCATTGGAACAGGCTTTAATTTTTAACGGTGCAGTTTGCTTTTTTAAGGATGACGTGATGGGGTATCTGTGTTTACCTTGCGCAAAAGCGGGCAGCTTTAACATTTATAACATACCAACAACCCGCTATATCAATACAGCCAGCGGATACCATCACAAGGCGACCGAAAAAGACAGCGCTATTATTTTTAACGATCAAACATTCCGACCGTTTATGCCGGAAATTTATTATTTCGCTAAGAAATTTACAATGATTGAAAAGGCAAAAGATGTTAACACCAGATTGCAAATGAAACCGAAAGGAGTATTTGTAAATAAGGACAACGTAAACAGTGCAAAGCGCGCCATCAATGAAGCGGAGGACGGGAAACCGTTTGTTCTTGTCGATGATACAGACGGTTTTTCTACTGACACAAAAGGAGTCCTTGACCTTTCCGTTCCGTGCATCCTTGAACAGCTGGAAAAAGAAAAGAATTGCATATGGAGTGAATTTCTTACCCGACTTGGATATAACAACCTGAACATTTACAAAAAAGAACGCTTAGTAGAATCCGAAGCGGAAGCAAACGAAGAACATATTCTTGCACTGCGGGACGGCGGGTTGTTTATGCGTAGAGAAGCAATAAAGAAAATTAAAAGACTATTCCCAGATTTATCTGGAATCCGTGTAGACTTTAATCCTAATTGTAACCGTTTAAGTCTGGGTACGCAGGAAATTGCAGGAATTGATAGCACGGATTCAAAAGGCAGCGCCGAAATTACGGATGAACCGGAGGTGACTATCAAAAATGAGTAACCACACTACAACACTACGCAATATAATATATCATTATTCGCAGGACAATAACCCGCTGCATCCAGAGGAAGAAAAACGATATGCGTTTATCCGGTTGGAAGATGAAATGAGCGTTATGGAAAGAATCGAAAAAGCGCGGTCTAAAATGCTGTATAACACAAACAATTTTTTCAATGAAGAATTTAAAAACGCATTTTTCCAGCAGTTCTGCGTTGACAATATGATGCGTGAAATCGAATACGAAACACCGGAATATTTTATTCTTAAATTCAATCAGAACGTTTCACGCTGGCTGCCCGTGTACAATAAACTTTATGAAACGAGTTTATTGGAGCTGGACAAACTAAAGAGCTACAGCCGGGAAAGCACACGCGCAGGCGACAGAGAAACAGCCGCAAGTGGGAAAAGCACAAGCGAAAGCAACAACAAAAATATTTTTGATGATACACCGGAAAACCGCTTGACAAACGCGGATTATGCAACTACAATTACAGTAGATCAGGGGAGCGGGAACGGAACGACATCTTCAAACGGAAAAGAGGTGTACGAAGAAAATTATAAGGAAAGCGGATACAACGTTCCGCAGGCGGAATTGATTTTAAAATACCGGGAGACGCTTATGGATGTAGTTGGGCAATTCTCGGACACAGTTTCCCGCACTCTTTTCTTAAAAATCTATTAAAGGAGGTAAAAGATGGATAAAAAGTTGCCGGAAAAGCTATGCTTTAATAATGCTTATTTGTCCTTGCCGTCTGAATGGGATGCGTCAATCAGCCAATTGGAAATGATGCAGAAGATTGCTTATAACATCAATCAGATCATCCAGTTTTTGACTGACTTAGAAACGAATTATCAAAACTATACAGACACAAAAGTGGCAGAGTTAAAAGCGGAGCTTTTGAAAACTCTCGATCAGACTGTTGAAACATTACGCGCATACATTGACACTCAAGACGTTTATTACTGGACAGAACATACCAAAGACGTAAAGCGGCTGGAAGATTTAATAACAGAGTTACGGCTGTATGTGGACAATGTCAAACTTACGCATGAAAAAGATGTTGCGCAGCTGAATGGTAAAATTGACGAGACAAAAGCCTATCTGGAACAGTACACAGACTTTGCAGTTGAGCGTCTGAAAGAGTGGGTAGAAGAGCAGCTGGAAAAGCTGCGGTTTGAAATTGACGAAGTAAACGAAGATGGTTTCCGTATTTTTGACCCGACAACCGGATACAGAGACAGAGTTGGAAACACTGTTAATAATGTGTACGATGTTTTAAGAGTGCGGGCAATTACTTGCGGACAATTTGATGCTTGGTTTTCAGCTTTTGACAAGAACTGCGAAGATTTTAAAAAATTGTATATCCGTGCGGGTGCGTTCGATGCTGAAAGCTATTGCAAAATGTACGGTATTTTTGATACAAGCGTTAACAGTCCCGGAAGTGGAGATCTGATTTCCCATGCCAGAGCACTTGACGAAGTTATGCAGGTGGACGCAGAATTGCACCTTACCGCGCAGGAATTTGACACTGTTATGGCAGAAACTTGTCAGGCAATCAAAGCAAAAAATAAGGATGCGTTGTGGTGGGATACCGAAAACGCGACTTATTATGATACCTATAACGTTGGTAATGGACTTGGAGTGCGGACAATTGGAAGAAGTGCACACGGGTTTATTAAAAAATGCGTAACGAGTATAACACCACCAGAAAAGCCAACAACTGAAACATACCCATATACGTGGACGGCAGTAGTTGGCTTCAACGTAGAAATCACTAATGATAATGAGTGGCACGCGTGGCTGTGCATAGAGACAAACAGCGGCAATGGTATTTATTATTATCAAACGGAAAATAAATATAAAGACGGATTGCCAACAGTTATTCAGTTCCGTTTTAATGTTTACGGTTTAGCCGCACCCGGAGAGACACCCTCTCTTGATAATTTTGCTTTTGCATCAATTAGAGGGGTTTTATGTTGCGAAAACGCTTTACTAAAGGAGTTACCAGTTAAAAAGGAGGTGCAATAAATGTTTACACGTCACACAAGGTATTTCAATTTCGGAATGTATCAGAAAAAAGATGCTGTTGACATCATGGGAGATTGGAACGAAAACAACAAAAAGATTGATGCAGCCTTGCAATCGCTGAAAGGTAAAACATCCGGTGTAAAAAATGAAATGACAACAGTCCAGACAGAGATCACGAAAATGACTGAAGAAAATGAAACATTAAAAAATACTATCACGTTATCGCAGGGTAAATTACTGGCTGTAATGCCCGCACTGAATGTTTTAACACAGGTTGCCAGCGGTGCAGAAACAAAAGCAGAAAAAGCGGTCACAGATATTGACAATTCTAAAGACCTTGTAACCGCAGCACAGGAAGCAGTTAAAATTGCGAACGATGCAAACAGTGAAAACGCTGGAAAGATAACAAGTTTGCAGGAAAGGATTGCAGCTTTAGAGACTGCATAAAAGGAGGTAAAAAATGAGTAGCACAAACAAAACAGCCAATTTTAAATTATCCCAGTTTATCGGCACAGACAAGCCAACTTTTCTGGGCGACTATAATAACGATATGAAGATCATTGACGGCGCTTTATTTACTGCTAGTCAGACAGCTGAGGAAGCAGTTAATGATGTGGAAACTGTAAAGAGCGCTCAGGCAGATCTGAAAGCCGTTCACGAGGATGTCAAAAAACAGGTGGCGCAGCTGAAAGAAACTGCGGACGGCATGACCGGAGACGTGACAGCAGCACAGGAAGCTGCGAACAGAGCAGAGCAGAAAGCAACCGCCGCACAGACGGCGGCAACCGATGTTGTAAACGCTGCGAATGCGGCTAGTGCGAACGCGACAAAAGCAAAGCAGACGGCGGATGGAAACAAAACGACTTTGCAGGAGCTTGATCGTAGGGTGACGGCACTGGAAAGTGCGCCAAAACCATCTACGGAGGTTGTGTTTAAAGTTATAGCGGTCGGAGCATCTAAACCAAACACCGGAACAGCCACATTTTTTTATAAAAATCTTGATAACATGACTTTGATAAAAATGGTTGTGTCAAACGTTTTTGGAACTGTCAATGTGCAAGGTTTAACACGTAGCGCTACAATTCAACAGGGTTCTGCGCCAGTAACTTATACGGAGAGTGACTTCAAAGATGAGCGTATTGGTGTTGGTCGTCCTAATAGTGCTGAGGGATGGAGTACGGCTGAGGTGGCTCTTACTTATCGTATAAACGCATGATAAGTGGCAACAGGTGGATAACGCTTGCCGAAGCGTTGGAAAATGCCCGCGAGGTTTACGACTACCTTGCGGGCAGCACCGTACAAGGCAGATGGACATCTTATGCAGTCTGCGCAATGTTGGGAAATATGTGGGCGGAATCACATGTCAACCCGGGAATATGGCAAAATCTAGATGCCGGGAATACCGACTTAGGTTTTGGGCTTGTACAGTGGACCCCCGCAACAAAGCTTTTTAGCTGGATGGATGCAAACGGATACCCACACGACAGCGGGACAGGACAGTTAGAGCGTATAAAGTGGGAGGTTGCAAACAAAAAACAATGGGCTGCGACTTCGAAATATCCTTACAGCTTTTACGAGTTTACGCAATGGCAGACGGGCGAAAGCGTGGAAGCAATGATAAAAATGTTAGCCGACATGTTTTTGCGGAACTATGAGCGCCCTAAAAATCTAAACCAGCCAAACAGGGGAGAAATGGGATGGTATTTTTGGCAAAAACTATATAACGGGGAAGATATCGACCCTAAACCAGACCCGCCACCCGACCCTCCAGAACCACCAGACCCAGACCCGCCGATCGTACCGGAAGCGCCGGGATATTTATTCAAAGTGCAGGACATGTTTTTGCCTTCAAACGGGGACAGATTGATAAATCCAATTTTCTTTAACAAAACACCAAAGCAGCTTGACGGGGTTTTCTTGCGTGTTAATGGTAGTACGTATATAAAATTATCAGAAAGCGTGTATAAATTATTACAAGGAGGTACAAAATTATGACAGTTATTCCCTATTTATCTATCACAGTTATTTGTTACGGTTTGGTAGAGGTTGCCAAACGTACACAGCTTGTAAAAGACAACTGGCTGCCTGTTTTGTCTGTTTTAATTGGCTGCGGTTGCGGAGTTGTTGCGATTGTGACCGGAATTGATATTGGAGCTACTAACGTGCTGGATGCTGTTGCAATTTCCATTGCCAGTGGGTTGTCCGCAGTTGGTATCAATCAGATTCCAAAACAGCTTACAAAAGAGGACTAACCATGATTGAGTCTATTATAACGGCTAGTTGTAGTTTGGCATCTGCGTTGCTTGTCGCAATTATGAATAATTCGTTAATAAAATATCGTTTAGATGCTTTAGAGAAACGAATGGACAGGCATTCAGGCATGGATGACAGACTGATCATAATTGAAACAAAAGTCAACGATATTACGAACAGGGTAAAAGAACTAGAAAGGAGATCAGAGCATGAGTAAAATCATAGACGTGTCAAAATGGAATTATCCGATAGACTGGGACGCTGTTGTCAAGTCGGGTATTACTGGTGTTATTGTTCGCGCGGGAAGTGGTGTGACAGAAGATGAACGGATGAAATATTTTGCGAATGAAGTCATAAAGCGCAGTCTTGATCTCGGGTTTTACTGGTTTGTATATATTCATTCCGGCAGGACAATCACTGCGAATTGCATCAAGTTTGAACAGACAATCAGACCGTACAAAGATAAAATAAATCTGGGGGTTTGGTGTGACTTTGAATATGATACAGAAGAAAAGCTGTCCAGATATGATACGAACACATTGACGCGCATTTCCAGAAGTACATTGATTGCAAACTTCTGTCAGACGATGAACTTTTACGGGTATAAATGTGGGTACTATGCTAACCGGGATTATCTAATAAACCACTTGCTACACGGCAAACTAAAAGATTTTCCTTTGTGGTATGCAAGATATACTACAAAAGAGGACGAGTATAGTAAAAATGCTACGTTGTGGCAGTATACTAGCAGCGGTAAGATCGGAGGTAAAAATTTCGATATGTCAAAAAGAATAGAGAAAGAAAGATTCTATCCCGGAATTGGTTTGGTGGCTGCTTTGAACACGGTCGGAATTGATAGCAGTTTTGCACACCGGAAAGAGATTGCAAGGGCAAACGGGATTGAAGAGTATACCGGAACGGCAGAACAGAATACGGAATTGGTGGTGCTGCTTGCGAAAGGGATGCTGAAAAAAGAGTAAGGTATAAAATTAAAGAACCCGTTCTAAACGGGTTCTTTTTTCATTTACTAGGTTTTCAAGTTCAGTTAATATTCTTTCACTTTCTATATCTAATCTTTCAAGCTCATTATCAATATGAACTTTATTGCTTTTATACATCTCGAGATCACGCCGTTTTATCACTGACATATAATTCCTTGCCCCGGTGATTCTGGCATATTCAGCAGCCAGTTGTTCATATTTCGCGTCAATGATCTGTTCCTGTTCAATACGCTGTGCTAGACTTTCAGACATTTTTTCTTGCCCTCCTTATAAATGAAAAGCCTATTTTATGTAGGCTCTTCATTGATTATATCATCTAATAGACCTAACAATACTCCAATGCGCTCTTCTAATTTCTCAAGCTGCTTTTCAATTTCCTCTTTATTGTTTTTATATACCTCTGCGTCAAACCATTTTAACACTTTAATATACTCTATTGATGATTTGACGTTTGCCAACTCATTCACTAGGTATTCGTACTTTTTCATTTTCTTGTCCTCCTTAAATGATATTCAATTTTGCTAAAGTTCTGGTTATCTGCATTATCTTTTTTTGGTCTGATTCAATATGCAACCAGATTACCGATTCAATTATAGGTTTCTTGCGCCCGGATGAATAAATAATAACATCACCCACAGCATTAACTGACAAATAAAACTTTTCAACCTCAATTACATTATGAATAGTATATCCATCAGCAGCGTTAAAAACCACTTTGTCAAACTCTTTATAATTCGTGTCAAAACAATCCAAAACAGACACCATCAATTTATAATTTCTTTCCATCATTTTTCTTTTCCTCCTTTTATCTAAGGGTTCTTCCCTTTCTGTAATTATATAATATCACACGCTTATAGAAATGTCAAGCGTATTTTTGAAATATTTTATACGAGTTCACTAATTTCCGTTTGCGCCGCAAAATGAATGGGGAAATGTTCTAAATATCGTTTTATTTTATGTCGACGTGGG